AATGATACCATTGCCTTTACCTTTGGATGATTATATAATGAATTCATTTCCTTATCAGACAAATCTCCATGGAGCAAATATATCTCCGGCATTTTATCACCATATTGTGCTACAATTTGTTGTATCTTATCTGTTATCGCATCTCTATCCTTTATTGAGAATGTCGCATGTGATGTTTTAAGTATAAGTGCTGGCTTATTCTTTGCTGCTTTCTTTTTAAATGCTTCACAGAACGCTTTTATCATCATGCCAATATCTTTCCTATCTTGTCCCATATCACCTTTTAACCAATGGCCAACAAATAGATAACAAAAATCATTTTTGATATCTTTCAATTCATTAACTATAGTAGGTTCAATATCAGATGTTTTACAATACATAGATAGATCCAATCCTTCAAATAACACTTTGACCGGAACTTCTAACTTTAATACTCCTGTCTTTTGCTTTGTTTTGTTATCTATAGCATCATATGATATATCTGTAAATCCTTTTTTGGAATGTTCTGAAGTAACAACTAACAAATCCATTTTATTTGCTCCTTGTATGAATTCATGATTAACTGCAGTTGTTTCAATACCAGCCGTTACTCCAATATTATACTTACCTACCTTTTGAAATTCATTTGGAACTGATACTTGAATAAATACATCTGGTTGACGATCTATATTTTGTCTAGCAATTCTTTTTCCAATTTCAATATGGTCTGGATTATCTGACTCTAATGCATTCATTGGAGTTGTTCCCCATGGCAATGATATAATCTGAATATCATACTTATCTTGTGCTATAAGTGCTGTTGCTAAATCTCTTGTATGGTTTCCATAACCCGATCTTGTTGCAACTGGTCCTTGTATTACTATAAATGGTTTTGTCATATTATTACTCCTGGATTTTCAATTTGTTTTCTTTGTTCAATTTTATACATGGTAAACTTCTTTCTAGGTGTCCAATTTTTTAAACATGTTTCAATACATTCTACCATTCTTTTAGTCATCCCTAGTGCAGACATATTTGATTCATCACCACATACCCAATCATGGCCAATCATACCATTATCTGTACGTTCATTTGGATTCATATCATACCAATATTTAATGGCATCTGCAACATCTCTAAAATCACATCTATCATCAAATATGTAAGGTGTCATTGGTGATCCTTGTACTGATCTATTACTTGGAAATACTGGCTTACACCACTCTCCATGTATTCTATATGTCCCATCATGGTTTGAAGGAAACTCTGTACTAAATTCAATCCAACGTCCATATTCATCTTCAAACCTACAACCATCTTGCAACCCACCAGTCACATTATTAATAATAGGCGTTCCTGCATGTAATGATTCATTCCAAGAAATACCAAATCCTTCATTACTTGCTATATTTACAGTTACATCCGCTATATTATAATAAAAATTCAATATCTTTTGATTTACTGGCTTATCTGAAAATAAAACTTTATACTTAGGACATATAGCATTTTTTACTGATAATAAATTTGTACCATTATCATCGCTAATTTGTGTATGCATTAGTAATGCACACTTCTGTGCTTCTTCCGGTGGTAATGTATCACAAAATGTATTGAATGCTAAAATTAGATCGGCTGGATTCTTTCTTCTTATATTCCTGTTATTCCAGAATATAATAAATTCTACATCATTATCCTTTTTGAATTTTGTAGACCATTCATTGTATTCTTGCCAATCATATTTATCCTCTGTAATAGGAAAGAATGACTTTCTGTTTGAACCATGAGGAACCCATTGAACTGCCCAATCTGGCTTTGGATGTTTTTGTAACACATTCTTTACAATATTATTAGTCTGTCTAGAAATGTTCATTAATAGATCACATGATTCATAATATGGCTCATTCCAATGAGGATAAGGTAAGTCATCCCATATATTGTAATACATCAATGGCGTATGTTGTCTTATCTCATGTTCAATGTCATATAACCATTGCCAAAATCTAGGATCTGTAAAATGTAATATAGCATCTGGTTTTTCAATTTGCATGATCTGTGACAATATCTGTGCATTACCATATCCACTATTCGGGTATATCTTAAGATATGCATCATCTACTCCAGATAACTTAGCAGCTTCATCACTCATATCAACTACCTTGCCAGAATCTGGATGTTTAATTGCTGCACCTAGTTGTACCCAATCGTATTTATCTAATGAATTCATTACAAACTCTCTAGACATTGTTCCTATACCAGAATGCATTCTTAGATCATCTGCTAATAGTAAAATTTTCTTCTTTTTAACCTTGTTAGGATCGACTTTCCTTAACTTAGGTAACTTAATTTGATTCATTCAAAAACCCCTTATAACTTTATTATAAATATGCTTACGGTCATTTAACACCACCATTTTGCATTCTTTTTATGTTGTAAATTCCATATAAATTCAATACAATTATAATAGAACTTAACGCCAAATGACTAAAATTACTTATGTAAAAATCATATGTAATCCATCCAACATCTCCTACAATCCACGCAACCATTGCGTATTGAAATTTTCCTTTTGCATTTAGAGTATAGCCTATCAAAACTAATACTGTACTTATCCATCCTAATGCTTCTATCATGATACTATTGTTACTGGTTTATTTAATTTTTTTGCTTGTTTAATTGCACTCATACTTCCGTTCGAATCATCACCTATTGCTATGAATGCTATCATAACATCACAATCTCTTGCTATCAACATATTTCTATGATGAAACTGTGATACATGATATGGCTTTTCATAATATGTTTCGGACATTGCAGAATATAGATTCTTTATCGTATGTGCTGGATTAAACTCTTTGTATTTAATTCCAAACTCTAATGCATATTTTCTAGCAAATTTATCTGCACCATCCTTTGCACCACCAGAGATAATGATTAACTTATCTCCAAATTTACGTTTCAATTGGAATAAAGTATCTTTCATCTTTCTTGTATTTTCATACATCCTACTACCTATTATTGCTACTTTCATCCTTTCAACCTTTCGGCCTTAGCACATAGATCTGGCTGATCTTTAAATTCACACCATTTACAATGTTTATTATTTTTACCAGCAATTGCAGGATACTTTCTTTCTAAATTATATGAACCATCTGCATTGAATGCTGATTCAACAAATCCTTTTATTTCTCTTGCTAATTTATTTCTCGTTGGCTTACCTGATGCTGGACTAAATTCTGTAATACGTTTCTGAGGAAACATTGCTCCTTCAATCAACTTACGTTTTACTATCATATACTTAACATCAATCTTATCTACATCATAACCATATTGTTCTGCAAAGTATTTTTTATATAATACCAACTGAGATGTCTTTGTCTTATCTGCCTTTTGGTATTTATTCCACCCCATTGTTGAAGTCTTAATATCAATAATTGTTATTTTATTATCACGCTTATCTCGCATAACAATATCTAAATAACCTAACATCATAACTTTGTCATTACCTTCTTCAACTGGATGATAAATTGGAACTTCAATACCTATCAATTCTTCATTCTTTCTAGAAAAGTATTGACCTCTTTTTTTCTTAAACCAATCTATGATTGCTACGCCATCTTCATAAAATTCACCTAATTCAAACTTATTTGAAAAGTGACTATCCATTTTATCAACAGCCTCTTTATAAAGATTATACATCTGATCTTTCAGGTATTTATTCAAATCAATCTTATCAGCTGCTGTTGCAGATTCATCATACATAACTGTAAGATAATGTTGCAATGTTTCATGCATTGCAGTACCAAATATTGTATGGATTGATTGACTAAATGTTCTCAAACCTTTTGCATATGCCAACTCCCAATGTTTGGGACAAGTTGAATACATAGAAAATTGAGAATAAGATATTTTGCGCTCGTCTGGTAACGGCTCTCTAATACTATACTTTAAAAATTTATTCATATATAAATATAAGAAAAATTATTCGTAAAACCTAATTATTTACCCCATTTTTTAGCGGATACTATCTGCGCTATAATACCATATATTGACAAGTCTTGGAATGTATCTTGTTCAGACTCTCCTACTTCATCTTTATGACCTAATACAATTAATTGTTTTAATCTTTGAACTTTATCATTCATCCTAAACCAAAGACCTGTTAAGGACAATTTGATATCATCTGATGTTTCTAAACTAGTTCCTACTGATATATTACCTGGACCATAATTCTTTTGTTTCTTACAAAACATTTCATATTGTTCATCTAATATCTTTTTGAATTCAGCACAAGTTTGTGGATAATTTTCTTCACAATATCTAATTGCATTATGGGCAACTGCGGTATTATCTACTTCTTGAAATTTTACTGTTCTTCCTGGATTGTCCTTTATTGTTTTCATATTCTTTTTTTATTTATATAAAGATAAGAAATATATTTCAATTAGGCAAAGCTTTTTATCTATTTTTTCAATAAACTTTTTATTTCTTTTTCAGCCTTTCCATACTTCTTAAGAATTGAAATAATCTCTTGTTTATCTAATAAACTAATATATTCTTCTGCCTCATCTTTACGTACTTCATAATGACCTGATATAAGTTTAACAAGGTCTTTATTATACTTATCAGACTTTTTACCTTTTATGTACTTATTGAATGATTTTTGTTTAGGCAAGAAATCAAAATATAATTGATATACATGTTTCTTACTCAATGGTCCTATTGTATATTGTTGAAACATATCAACTATTTCTATATAATCTGGATTCATTGATAACCATCTATTTATCAAATATGGAGAGAAAGACTTTTGAGATGCTTCATCTAAAGTATCCCAAGGAGTCTTCTTCCATGTTATGTTTGCTAAATGATCAAATATTGTAGCTGGCTTTTTTACCTTCATTACATCATTGGCATTTGTGGCTGTGCCGGTTCATCTTTTGGAATATCTGTAATAACACATTCCGTAGTTAACATTGTTCCTGCTACTGATGCTGCTTTTTCTAAAGCAATTCTTGTTACTTTAACTGG